CACCAACAGCGCATTCAGAATCAATGGGAAACATTGAAAAGATCCGAGCAATGGGCAGGAAATACATACGTACAAGCATTTGGAATGCCCAATCAGCTGCTTGAAATACACGCACTTTATCCTTTCCAATTTTTGTAGGTTCATCTTTAACACATGCTTTGAAGATAGCATAGCAACGTTCCCCACGCAAAAGCATTGTCCGCATCTTTTCAAACTCTTCCATGATGCGGGCATCACACTCAGCAGGACACTCGTGATCAGGATAATCCTCGGGATTCAAGAGATAGATCCATTCCCGCTTTTCACCAGTAAGAGGGAAACCTTTTGACGTTCCTTTCTTCATAGGATCAATGAAACGCTTTCCATCAACACCACAAAGAGTTTCCATCTCGTTGAGAGGCTTCAATTCATCTCTCACCCAATCGGCGAAATCTGGAGATTGGAGTTTTTCAATCAAACCATTGGCGTAATCAACAACTGCTCGATCAATGAGTGTCGGCTCTACGCCAGGCCCTGGGTTTGCAGAATGTTTCAAAGATTCCTGCCACATTTTCCATGAATGGAAAGCAGGTGGACCATGTTTATTGGGGACTCCAGTTTCTTCTCAACAAGATCAGAGATGGGAGTCTTAATCACTTCACTCTTGGTGTGTGAAACCCTCCCAGGTGTCTGGCCAAGATATTCAACATTGCATTTATCATACTCCAAGAAATTGATGGGAGACTTTGGATGAATATCTTGAGTAGATACCACTTGCTTCTCATAACGGGTAGTAGGAAAAGTACCATTCACATGGGATGGCATGGTCCCAATCCAGTCATTGCACTCATTCACAGTATCGAGAATCTCTTGACGAGTGACAGTCAAAGCTTTGCCACTGGGAGTACCGGAGATACCACGAAGGTGAATGCCAATAACAGAACTTTTGGCAAAAGCAGAAACCAAAATAGCACCACACATTCCAGTGAACGTATTATAGGGTGCGTAGTAATGATATCCTGCTCCTCCAGCCTCGGAGTTGTGAATGTAGTTTGCACGTAAAATATCGTTGTTCAAAGTGCCATCTGCCTTACGATACAATAAATGCGCACTACCAGAAACAGTGACTTCATCAGGAAACAAATGCTTGATGTCAGCCATGGGGCCTCCAGAGGGAATATTGACAATACACAAGTCCTTCCCTTTGATAGGTTTCATTGCAGCTATGCTCACATACCCTTTAAATTGAGAATTCAACTTTGTGGGATCTCCTTTTGTGATCATGGCCTTCATATCTTTACGGTTCTTGAAGATATGCAGTGGTAACAAATACAAAGTTCCACCCAATGCCAATATATCACATGATTGTGAAAAATTGTTTTCAACCAAGGTAATGTGAAACAAATTCTTCTGCACACGTGCCATAACCTGATCATGAGTCATATTGCGGTTCTTGTCCGAAACATGGAGTTCGGAAGCTTCAACGGTAGCCCACGGATTCACTTCAGAATCACGCTGCAAAATTTCAGCAACGGAACTGGGAGCCAAAGCGCTCTGAGTTTTGTGTGTGGACTTGAGAAACATGACACATGAATACAACAAACGCCCAACCATACATACAGAAAAGAACTGTACAGCCTTGCTCCTGCGTAATGAAGCAAAGAGATCTGTAGTAATAGTACGATTGTTTGCCAATCGAGAACACATATCATCACGCCAGGCAGCCAGAGCACTCACGTATAATCCAACACAAATGGTCAAGAAAGAACAGAAGTAAAAGAAAGTAAATGATCCATGGCAACACAAAATGAACATGATGGTTGCAAAAATAAAAGACATATCCCGGCGCATTTGCTTTTCCAAATCCAAAAAGTCGCTGTAATGATACATCATATACAACTTCTGGGTAATACTGGAATTAACAACGCATTCGGGAATGCGAACAGTGATATTATTCAACACTGAATTCATTTGAGCCATG